ACGAAGAGCTATTAAAGATATAGAACAACAGTATAACGTACTATGCCCGCTTGATAGTGAGTTTAAGATCGGTGCTAATTGGAGCTTGACACACTAAAGGATAAGATTATGATTGAGATTGAAATAACTCCTAAGATGAGAAGGATAGCTGATAAGAAATCTAAAGGCATGGGAGAACTTAAAGGTTCCATAACTAAAGGTATAGGTAATCAAGTAGGATTCTTAGGAGAATGTTTGGTATCTTACTTCTTTAGATTACACTTTAAAAATACATACGATTATGATTTTATCTTACCTAATGGAAAGACTGTTGATGTTAAAACTAAAACAACTACAGTTGAACCTAAAGATTATTATGATTGTAGTGTCGCTAAGTGGAATACTAAACAGAAGTGTGACTACTATATATTTGCTAGGATAAATAAAAAGCTTGACAAAGGATGGCTGCTGGGGTATTACCCTAAGACTGATTACTTTAAGGATTCAATTGAAATGAACAAAGGAGATATAGACCCATCAAATAACTTCGTAGTTAAGTCGGATTGCTACAACATGCAGATAAATAAATTACATGATGTAGATAAATTACTTGTTGACAGTGCCTGATTATTCAGGTATATACTAGGAACTAAACCACAAGGACCACACATTTGGGTGGCCCATATAATATAAGGACTAATAGAATCATGGCTACTAAATTTAACTTCATCTCAGGTAAAGCCCAATGGGCTAGTGTCATTCAACCTAACACCACATACGAACCATGTTGGTGCATTGATGTAATTTTAGATGAGGATAATAAAGCTAAAGTTGAGGGCTTAGGTTTAGTACCTAAGTATAAAGATGATGTGGGTGACTACATTCAAATCAAGCGTAAGGTTACAACTAAGAAAGGAGACACACGAGATGCTCCTGATGTTGTAGACTCCAAGCGTAACCCTTGGGGTAACAGTTTGATTGGTAATGGTAGTGAGGTTAATGTTAAATTCCATACCTTCAACTGGACCTATAATAATAAGTCAGGCATTGGTGCTGATCTAGATGCAGTACAGGTTGTCAAACTTGTAGAGTACGGTGCTGATTTTGATGACATAGATGACGGTTATGTGATTGGTGATGACGGTTCCTCTAAGTCAGAGTGGGAAGATCAGCAAGGTAAAAACGATGAGGTTCCTTTCTAGTTTCTTTAAACTAATATAAATTAGATAGCACCCTTAGCTCAGCTGGATAGAGCAACGGTTTTCTAAACCGTAGGTCGCAGGTTCAAGTCCTGCAGGGTGCGCCACATAAAGAAAGATATGATATGAAGAATAAATCAACAGCTAAGAGTCGAGTACTACGGGCATTGTTGAAACGTAATCGTGTTACACGTAAGACTGCCATTGAGAAAGGTTGGTGTGAGAATCTTACAGCTACGATCTCACGCTTACGAGATGATGGTCATGTCGTTGAGAGGGTCTTAGTTAAAGGACCACCAGCGTATACACGCTATCGTTTGGTACAAGAACATGGTAGGTACATCCCTTCCAAACATCTTGTGATCGGTGGCGATACAGGTTTGAAACTAGCAGCATAAGAAACTAAAGTCATATAACTTTATAGAGGCGTTAGTGGTTTATAACTACTAAGTAAGACCTCTACTTTTATTAATTTATACACATACACAGACTTAGGGATATGTAGAAACATGGTAGATAAAACAATTGATACATTAGTTCCTGATATCTATAAGCTTTTAGAAGAAGGGCTACCTACTACAGATGGAAACATTTGTGAGGGGTTAGCTATGAAAGAATTCTTAAGTGAGATGAAGGCTGCAGTACTTAATGCTGTGTCAGATTCAGATAAAGGATCAAGAGGTAATGCTTTAAGGTTGTCACAAATTGGATATCCTGACCGTAAGATATATTATAACTCGCAGACTGAACTACCTGATGAAAAGTTAGGCGGGTCTACCCGGATGAAGTTCTTGTACGGACATGTATTAGAAGCCTTGCTTATATTTTTAACTAAGACTGCAGGACATAAGGTTGAAGGATTACAGAAAGAAGTTGCTGTAGGTGGTGTCTTAGGACATCAGGATGCGATGATTGATGATGTTGTAGTTGATGTTAAATCAGCATCAACCTTTAGCTTTAATAAATTTAAGAGCGGTAGCATAGCAGAGAACGATGCCTTCGGATACATAGGGCAGTTGTCAGCTTATGCAGACGCTAATGGTACAGAAAAATGTGGCTGGTTAGTTGTTGATAAGTCAACAGGAGAACTAGCATGGTGTGTCTTACATCCTATGGAGATGATCAATGCAGAAGAACGGGTCCATTCAATCAAGAGTATGTTACTATCTGATACAGTGCCCCCTCGCTGTTATGATGATGTTCCTGACGGCATGTCTGGCAACCGTGTTCTGGCTATTGGGTGTGTTTACTGCAACCATAAGCACACTTGTTGGTCTGATTCAAATGGTGGTATGGGGCTTCGGAGATTCCAATATTCCAATGGACCCAAACACTTCACGCAAGTCTGGAAAGAACCCAGAGTAGCTGAGATAACTACCAATGGCTAAGACTACCAAGAAAAAGAAGGAATTCAGATCAGGGTCAGAGAGGCGTTCGTCTGCACTTTTAATTGCTGAAGGTATTAAGCATGAATATGAGCCTCACTTTATTCAGTATGAAGTTTCATTAGTTAGGCGCTACCTTCCAGACTTCATATTGAAACCTTCAGGTATAATATTAGAGGTTAAGGGATGGTTCAAGCCAGCTGATAGAGCCAAGCATCTACAGATTAGACATGTCCATCCTAACTTAGATATACGGTTTGTATTTGATAATCCTAATTCCAGAATTAGTAAGATCAGTAAAACTACTTATGCACAATGGTGTGATAAGCATGACTTTAAATACTGTAAAGGACCAGCCATTCCGGTTGAGTGGATAGAGGAGAATCATGACAATAACAATAAAGCAAGAAGAATTGCTAGTAGAAGACTTAAAAAAAGTAGTGACAGACTCAAGAAAAGAAATAGTACATAACGAGCAAGTACTGTTCTTATGTGTTATACTTCAGGCACTATTAGATGCAACTAAACCTGAAGAGACTACTGAGTCAGTCGAAGCTAGACTAGCAAGGTCATCAGCTAAGGCATGGTTCGCAGCTAGTGTAGGTGTTACAGCACAAGACTTCAGAGATGTCTGTGACCTAGCTAGGGTTGACTCTAGTTATGTTAAATCGTTTGCGTATAAAGTTATAACTGAGAAGAGTATTCCTTTTATACGTAAGAGAATAAATACTTTATTAACATTTGAATAAGGATAAAGATATGCCCATACAAGATAAAGATTCCATTAAGTCCTTGACTGAAGAAGAGTATGATTCGTTAGGTTTAGAAGATAGTATTAAGTATCTAGATGATATCAACCAACAGCTATGGCATCTTAATACAGCGAAGAATCCAAATGATAACGCATTATCTGCTAGTACTAGTAATGACACTGAAGAAGAAGATTATATTGCATATGAAGATATAAATCTTTCAAAAGTCTGTTGCTTAGAGCGTCCCGCTGAAGGCGTATCCTATAGGTATAATGAGGGTAACTTACTTACAGAAATTAAAGAATATATTGACAGCACGTATGACGAACACTATTCTCAAGATAAGATACAGGCATTAGAGGTTATCATTGATGCAGGTCATGGTGAAGGATTCATGTTAGGTAACTCTATGAAATACCTTAAGCGTGTAGGTAAGAAAAAGGGAGAGACTCGTAAGGATTTATTAAAAGTTATTCACTATGGTCTATTGATGATTGATCTTCTAGATAAGAAAGAACAATCTAACTCCGTGTAGATACTGTAATAGAAATAGAAATGCAATGACAGACAGGAATTATGTGACAGACAGGACTTATGAATATATTGATAATGAATTAATTTTTGATCCTACATTAATTCCAGATGCAGTGTCCCATTGGATGACTGATTGGACAATCGACGCATTAAAAAGTAACCTACCACTAGATACAAAGTTCAACAAAGATTGGTCGAGAGAAACCTTGGAAGATATAGTTCATGAATCTATAGTAGATTACTTTTCGAACAAAGCTCGTGACCAAGAACTTGAGATGTTGTTTGATGGATACAGTGGGTTAGCTAATTATTAAAAGAATAGGAAAACTATTTCTTAGAATTATAGCTGGAACAACTATGTTCTAAACAGTCTGTGTGTTAAACTCATAGACTTTACTTTACACTCTAACGGAGAGAATTACGCATGTCATTTAGAAGCAACCACAATCCTATGTTTCGTTCCAAATTCAGCGAAGATATATTTAATAACAAGTATCAGCACCAATCATGTGAGACATGGGCTGCATTATGCAAAGTCTTAGTTGAAGATGTATGCCAAGATATGATGACCAAGGATGAAAAAGATCAGATAATACAGTACATGATTGAGATGAAGTTCATCCCCGGTGGACGTTACCTTTACTATGCAGGACGACCTAATAAGTTCTTTAACAACTGCTATCTATTGAAGTCAGAGAGTGACACACGGGAAGATTGGGCTAACCTGTCATGGAAAGCTGAGTCCTGCTTGATGACAGGGGGTGGTATAGGTAATGACTACTCAATCTACCGTGCAGAGGGTGAAGTCTTAGGTGGTACAGGTGGTCTAGCTAGTGGACCACTACCTAAGATGGAGATGATCAATGAGATAGGTCGTCATGTAATGCAAGGGGGTAGTCGTAGGTCAGCCATATACGCAAGCTTAAATTGGCAGCATCCAGATTCTAATAAGTTCTTGTATGCTAAAGATTGGTATCACATGTCTGTAGGAAATACAGGATTATCAATGGGTGATCTGAAGGAACAAGACTTTAACTTCCGCGCTCCATTAGATATGACTAACATCAGCTTGAACTATGATACTGAATGGCTACTTAACTACTACAAGACAGGGGATACAGGAGATACATTCAAAGCTAACGTGAAGCAAGCACTGTCAACAGCTGAGCCGGGGTTTAGTTTTAACTTCTTTGATAAAGAAAAAGAAACCCTGCGCAATGCATGTACTGAAGTTACATCTGAGGATGATAGTGATGTATGCAACTTAGGTTCATTGAACATGGGACGCATAGATAGCATCGAAGAGTTCTCTGACATCACTGAACTAGCTACTAAGTTTCTACTATGTGGTACAACTAGAGCTAAGCTACCATATGAAAAGGTCTACGAAACTAGGGAGAAAAATAGGCGGTTAGGCTTAGGCTTAATGGGTATTCATGAATGGTTAATTAAGAAGGGTTCTAAATATGAAGTTACTAAGGAGCTTCATCAGTGGTTATCTGTTTATAAAGGAACCTCTGATCTTGTTTCAAAATCTTTTTCTAGTAAGCTGGCTGTGTCTCGCCCTGTTGCTAATCGTGCTATTGCTCCTACAGGGAGTATCGGTATTCTAGCTGGGACATCAACAGGTATTGAACCTATCTTTGCTACAGCCTATAAGCGTAGGTATCTAAAGAATGGCACACGTTGGCACTATCAGTATGTAGTTGACAGTGCTGCTGCTGAATTGATTGATCTCTATGGTGTTGATCCTAACAAGGTTGAGTCAGCCTTGGACTTAGCT